CGCTTGAAATAAACTTTTAATCCGGCGGCAAGAGTAACCGAACCTTCAGCCGGGCCGGGATAGAGAATCAAAGATTTTCCCTGCTTATCGTAATAAAAAGGCAGTCCATCAGTCTTAAATACCTCATCTACCGCCATTCCAATTTGTGAATTATCAATCGGTTCAAGCAACTGCCAAATACCTCCATTGTCCTTTACTTCCACTCTCTCAATTTCAAGATGAGTAGTATCAAAGGCATAATCTTTTTGAGCGGCAACTAATGTGGTGGTAGCAATAGGAAAAGTAGTGAAATTCGTATCATCAAATTGCCAACGGCCGTCAGCATTAAGAATCAAACTCACGGTCTCCTCATAAGCTTGATTCATTCTGCGAAGCAAATCTGCGGCTGGGTATGAGGTTGTGTCCGCGTCCACTAAGCTGCGGGCTTCGGCATTGAGTGAGGCAATATCAGCCAATTTTGTTTGTTATTAACTCTCGAAACACGGGAGTTAATTCTTTTTCCTCGGCCCTTTTTAAATGTGTCCTGTCTGTATTCATTTACTTTTTCTGCTTCTGCTTCGAGGCAGAGCTAAAGGTCTTCTTCCCTTAGCTCTAACCCGAAAGTTAGAGCGATATTCAATATTTTTAGTATATTGAACATCTTCATCACGCAACATTCGCGTCAATCACAACCGGTTTAAAGTTATTCCACACCATTTCTTTGAAAGTTGCCCGGCTTGTAACCGAGATACCTGACAAAAGATTCGGGTCCTTCTCATCTACCACAACCTGTCCATATACACTCTTCAGAATGTAAACATGCGAGGCTTTGTTCACCGAAGCAAACACATGGTTCGCCGCTAAGAGCTGCGAGGAATAATGGGTAACACCCATAAAATATACTCCTTGCTTCACACCGCCTTTCAAAGCCGCGTCAGCCGATGCAAAACCGTTCAATTTGTTACTCCTCTTTCGAGGGGGAAAGACTCTTCGGACTTTCCTCTCTGTTTTCATTTTTGATAATTTAACTTTGCTCCTTTGCGGATGTTTTCTTTTGCCCACAAAGGTTGCAGATTGGTATAGTGAAATGCTTTTTTCTGTTCTTCCTCTTTAATGAGGTTGAAGTTTGCTAATGGTATTTTGTGATCTATATGCCAGCCGTAGAATCCATAATTTTCCCAAGTCATTCCGTCTTGGAATTGTTTTTGGAGATGATTCCTCAGTTCTTTTGGCCTACATCCGAGCAATTTTTCTGTGCTTGCCGACTTATAGCCCATCTTAACCGCGCCCTGTATTCTTGTACGAATACTGGCTGCAAGTTTCTCATAAGGTCTGCTTCTTCTTATTTCGTAAATTCTTGGGTAATTCTCTTTATTCCATACTATCATTCGTTTTCTGTTCCATTCACGATATTCTTCGCCTTTTCTTTTGCGCCATTCTTTCTGGTAAGCGCGTTGATATTCTTTTCTTCTTTCGGCGTCTTTATGAGGCATTACCTTAATTATACCACGTATTTCACTATTAAGTTAATAAAGAACAATTATTTACAGAGATCAGACTGTCGCATCCCCTTTCGGGGTCTCTTTGTTCAGTCGTTCAGGCTGCACAGCATAATGCTTGCTTGCCCCTTGTTACCCGTTGCACGCGGGCTTCCAAGTCAATTAAAAGAGATTTACCCAGGCCTACGATTTTATTCCAAGCCTGCACAAATGCCTCCAAATATTCAAAGTCAGCCGCTCTCCAAACGAAGCCAATGCCTCGTTCATTCATCATTGACTGCCCGTTGTTTTCACGGACTTCTCGCTTGACACCACGGATGATGTCATCAATGTTTGAAGCTGAAACAGTGATTGGGTCTGTCGCCGCACCACCTCCACCAATGGAGAGAGTACCGAAATCAGTCCAACTTTCATGTCTTGCCAGAACAGCACCCTCAACATATTCATTGAGCAATGCACCAATTCTGTCAAAGATTTCTGCTCCAGTTGTCCATGGAGATTGAGCGAGGTCGCCCAAGTCCACATAAACACCCAAGTCTCGTCCAGTAGAAATCGTCATAGTTTCTGCTGTTTGAGAAATGGTGTTCATGACAAGGCCAGTTCCTCTTGAAACCGTAGTTACAGAAGGAAATGTACCGAAATACGAAGATGAAATGACACGAGTGTTAGAAACGGTTACATCACACATCTCTTTCCAAGTTGTGGGATGGTCTAAACGCGCTTGCAACATTGAGTCGTAGTCAGTTTCGTATGTATATGTCGTTGAGATTGACAAAATAGTAATTTAATGTTATATGGTTTTTAACATTAAACCGCTAATCTTATAATTCCAAACGAATGTCTAGTAGACGAACCAAAAAAATAGAACTCTAGCCATTGTAGTATGGATTTTCACCCACACCCTTATTCTTTGCTATAAATGCTTTGATGATTTTCGCTCGGACTTTCCTATCTGTTACTTCAGTTGGCGAAGGCGGTGTGCCTTTTGCCACCCAGTATGCAGGGTCATTCTTTGCTTCAGACTTGCCACCACTTCCTTTAATGCCGGAAGTAGCCACTGTATTTGCTCTAGTAGTCTGCTGGCGTTCAAGTTTTGCCTTGAAGTCTGCGTCCACCAAAACATCATCAATGTCCATATTCCATTTCTTAGCTGTGCTACGAGCTAATTCAATGTCATCTGCGTGGTCAAGACCTGCTTGTCTCAAAGACATCCTTTCTATTTTCTCTAATAGACGGTTTTCGTCTGGTTTGGTTTTTTCAGAAGTCTCTTTAGTTTCCTCTTTGACCTTTTTTAGGTCTTTAAGTTCCCTTTTGAGAGAGCCGAGTGTCTGTTGTAATTTATCGTGCTCTACTTTAGAGATTGATATATTGTCAGATTCGCCTCCACCTTCTTCTTGATTGTTTGTAGTGTCAATCTCACCTTCGGTTTTTTCAGTATCCATAACTGTTTTTGTTTCGTTAATTTGCATTAACGATAATGTTAATTCAATTTTAGACGGGTTTGAGAACCTTTTAATAATTCACTTTTTGAATGGAAGCATAACCACACTAACTACTGGATTGCTTTGAAATCAAAATCGCATATACCAGCGTGCTGACCTGCTACTGTGGCTTGTTCAGGATTAGTTCCTGCCGCATAACCCCAGTAAACCCAAGCGGATGGTCCTAGAACATTATTATTGTCCGTTCCGTTATATGAAGCGGTAATTTGATTATTAGCTCCAATAGGTCTTGACATCATTGTTGCGGGTCCTGTTGTTGCAAAACCTTTTACTATATCTGTTGTAGTAGAAAGCATAAAGACTGTGGCTGTGGTTGTACTTGTTGTAATTTTCAGTCTTGAGCTAAATGTAGTTGTAGCCTGCAAAGGATTTCTCAATCTACAAATAACAGTAGTAGTTGAAATTACTGGTACAGAATAACCCATAGTTCCGGCTAAAAACTGTTGAGTTACAAGGTGGCTAGGTCCAGCTGAACATGCAAATTCAGTTACAACTCTTTCAACTACAGTATTACCTCTTGGAAAAACTAAACCTAGAACTAACAAAACCGCTACTGTTAGACCTATTACTGATTTCATTTTTGTATTCATATATTTTTTGGTTATTTACTCTTTCTCTTTTTAATTTTGACCTTTTTTTCTCCTACTATTTCATCTATCTTGTCATCCAAACCCTCTATCTTTTCTTCCACTTCCACCTTCACTTTCTCTAAAACTGCTTTTTCCTCAATTTTATCTTTTAATGTGGACATTTTTGCATTTCCTAGTGTTGTTTTCATGTATATATTTAGTTAATTGTTAATTTACATCTACTTTTGGCAATATCTGCATCCAAATCGCGCCATTGTATGACGTGGTTGCATTACAAACTCCGTCATAACATCCTAAAGACATTGTGGGAGAAGGAATGACAGCATAAGCCCGAACATATCTCAACCTGACAGGAACATCCACCATAAAATGATTGCGATTGTTCGTGCCATTTATTCCTGCAGACCCAACACCTCCGACTGCAACTCCATTAAGTGTTGATGTTGAAGCAAACTTGTAACTTACTGAACCTGTTACGCTAGCATCAAATGTTTGACTAGCTTCTGTTGTGCTTGCTGTTTGATTTATAACAGTTGGAAAGTAATCTATTCCGTCATAAGATTCCTCAACAAAAATCTTATATTTGCTATTTGTGGAAGTGGCGTTTACTTCAGCAATTATAGTTGCTGTTCTTGCTCCCTCACTGCCCAAATTACAGGTAACGGTGCTAGTTGCTGTCCCTGGTGTCATATATGCTGGGGTAGTTGTAGCGGCATTTGTATAACAAGTGGGAGGCGAGAAGGCTGAAATGGCGGCTCTAACAATTTGTGTCCAAGCTCCCATAGCATACATAATCAACAATAAAACTGTCAGAAATATGCTTCCGACTATGAGACTTAATTTGTAATTTCTTAATGTATTCATATTCTTTTTATTCAGATTTAACTTCTTCTTCAGAAGGTGCGACTTCAGCTTCTGGCTCTACTGGAGCAGTTTCGGCTTCTACGGCTAATTCCTCATTAGAAACTTCTGCGTCTGGTGTCTTCACTATTTCCTCGTTTGTTTCGTTGTTGTCCATATATTTTTA